AGGTGCGCGTGGTGAAGGGCCAGCCCCACTGCGCCTGGATGTCGGCCTTGGTCTTGGCCGCTCGTGCGATCTGGCTGATGCGCTGCTTGGTCAGGCCCATGATCTCGCCGATCTGTGTGATGGACTTGCCCTCGGCCCTCAGTTGCATGACCTCGGGGATGAGGTGGGTCACCTTGGTGTACTTCTTCTTGGTCGGGTTCATGGCTCAGTAGGGGAGGTCGTCCTGCTCCACTTTAACCTGGGCATCCTCGTCGGCCTTGAACTTGGCCTGGTACCACACCAGGCCGTTGATCAGGCGCTTGTCGTCCGCGGTCTGCTTGACCTCGGCCCGGGCCTTGGGCAGCCAGTGCTCGATCAGGCTCGTGATGCTCTCCTCGGTCAGCTCCCGGAGCTCGATGCCCTTGTGCTTCCCGACGTGGACCTTGACCTTGGACGCATCGTCCGCCGGAGGCTGTCCACCGCCCGAGGTCTTGCGGAAGCTCGAGTCGCCCGTTGCCGGCGCTGCCTTGCCCTCGGCTCCATCCTTCGCAGGCCGGTCCTGCAGCCGCACCCACAGCCCGCTGGGTGCCAATGCCTCGCCGCTCTTATGCGCCATGATCAGCTTGATGTTCGCGTAGGTCTTGCTCCCGTCCGCGCTCTGCTCGTGCCCGATGACCAGGCTGGCCGGCCGCCCGATGAGACTCTCCAGGTCCAAGCTCTTGTTCTCCTGGTCGGTCAACTTCCGGCCAAACCAGTCCTTGAGGAACTTGGTCAGCGCCGCCTTCTCATGCAGGCTGGGCACCATGGGCTTGGTGAACACGACCCAGGGCTGCACCGGGTCCCTGCTGTCGTCCTGCAGTTCGATCTCGAACGCGAACTTGAACTTCTGCTTCACACCGTACTCGGTCTCGTACTCCTTCAACGGAGTCACGTCCACGCACACCGCCCGGCCCGAGAACTCGGGGCACGGCGCGAAGTCCTTCTTACCGCCTGTTGCACTGATAATCATACGTCTTACTTTGTGTTGTTGTTGTTGTTGTGTTGAATCGAGGCCTGCTTTTCGACCTCGGAAATTTGCTGCGCCATGCGCTGGTACTTCGACCAGTAGTCGGGCCACGTCGTCTTGATCTTCGCTAGGTTCTCCGGGTCGGCCACCATCACCGCGGCACCCAGCTTGCGAACGAATGACCCGCCGTACTCGATCATCGTCCTGGCCACGTCGAAGTCTCTCACTTGGAGCCTTTCCCGCGCTTGCGCCGCCAGTAGCTGACGTCATCGACCTTGTAGTCCCGGGCCGCCTTGTAGATCGCGCCGGCCTGCTGCTTACTGATGCAGTAGACGCCGTCGCCCTGCTTGAGTTTCTTGGCCACTGTGTTCTCGCTCATGCTGTTGGTTGGATGATGAAGTCGAAGTTGTTCTGCCAGGTGTCGCACAGCCTGTTGTAGGTGTCGTTCTTGATGCGCCAGGTGCGCGGGTCCCGGGTGGTCCCGCTGTGCCGGCACTTAATCCTCACGTCGATGTTCTGAATGGCCGTGTTCCGCAGGTGATGGTCGGGCGGCAGTTCGTGCAGTTTGGTGATCATGGTTTCAACGCCTCAAAGGCGATCTGAGATTCGGTTGAGCGGTTGCCGCGATAGTCTTGGTTGGCGATCCTGCGGAGCACAGCCTCCAGGAGCGCGATCCTGGCACGGGCTTCCTCCAGCTCTTTGTAGGTTTTCACTGCGTCGATGGTTCTCATTTCTTCGATGGTCATGGTTTGATCTGCTTTGCTTTCAGTTCGTTGATGATGTCGCAGAGTCCGATAATCATGGCCATGTAGGCCTGGGGATTCTCAATCCCGTTGCGCTTGCAGGTTTCAACCCCTCGTTTCACTGCGTCCAATCCAACTTCGCGCCATGGCTCGTTGATAAAGTCGCTGATTTTGATATTGCTCATGGGTTTTTCGTAAGTGACTTGATGTATCGGTTCCTCTCAGCCGGTTTGGCGTCGATGATGTACTGTAAAGCTCCGCAAGCATTCACGCTCGCAGTGTGTTCCCAGTCCTCTTTGTTGTCGTAGTACTCATGCCACCGCTCGCTGGGTGCGACGACAATCTGGCCGGTTCGATTGTGACGGAACACGAATGCGGCAGGGCCGATGGGTACGATCATCTTCCCTCCAACCATTTCTCCAAGTCGTGGAGTTCATCCACTTTGGCTTCGAGTTCTTTAATACGGTCGTTTAGACGATTGAGTTCTCGCACGATGCCCCGTGGACGTATGTCGCTCAGGAACTTACCTTCTGGAGTCTTGATGCTGAATCCGTTTAGTGGAGGAATTCGGAACAACACGATGTGGGTGTAGCGTTTCACCGATTTACCTCCTTCAGTATGAAGTAAGCCGAACCAGCAATCACAAGTGCGAGCCACAGTTCTGGATGTCTCCTGTGGAACTCCAGCTCTGCTTTAACCCATGCGAGAACCTCTTTGAGTTTCACGGCAACGGCCCTCCATTCTTCCACAGCAGCAGATCCGCTCGCAATGCGTCGTTCTCGGCTTCCAGTTGTTTCACCCGATCCTCTAGCTTGCGGACATCAAGAGCGATTGCGCGGAGTTCGCGGGAGTCGTACCAGTTCGGTGCTTCAGCGATATTTAATATTCGTTGTTCGATGCTCACAGCTTGCCCTCCTTAGCTTTGTTCCACACGGCCAAACGATCCGGCAGATATGAGTTGAGAACCGCTTTATCCCCCGCCTCCTCCAACCGACGAATCCGATCAGTCAGATCGAGGGCATGGATATTCAGTTTGCGGAACATCTCATTGGCCGCTTTGAGTTCGCGTTCGAGTTGGCAACCAGTTTCCCAAATGGCTCCGTCATCATGTGCTGATGCGTCCATTCTCGGGTTCCGACTGACCATTTTGTTGGTGTCACCAAGATGGTTGCTCATTTCGCCTCCCTCGCTTTGAGCATTGCGTCGGCTATTTCATAAGCCTTACCAGATGCAGCCTCTAAGCCCCATCCTCTGACAATCAATGCCTCTATTGCCTTCCCGGCAAAGTAGTCGCGGAGGGTCATGCCTTCTTGGCTATGGCAATGATCTGTTGCCGATCTAGGAAACGCCGGCCATCCGTCGTTGATTGGTTGCTCGCTCATTTGCACTCCTTCCATTTGAACTGCGGTTTACCGCTCTGATCGGATACCCACTCGGCATGGCCTTTGAGAACGGCTTCTTGTTGTTGCTTATCAATGCCTCTGTTAAATCCCACTAGATTTAGTAGTACACAGAGGAACAAGATAAACAGAATACATGGCATTACTAACCATTCTTTGTCGTTGTTCATAATTTTATTCTTGAGATTTCCACCATTGTTCATTCTTCACACGTTCCGAAAGCGTAATCCACGCACTCTCTATTTCTTCCAGTTTTTTAATCCGCTCATTCAGTTGTCTAATTAGTTCATTTTTGTTTTTCATCCGATCAATTCCAACCTTCAATGCTTCTGTCATTGATATTGGATGAAAGTTCAAAATGCTTTCAATAATCTGGAACCATTCCTTGTCTCGTTCACAGATGATTTGACGTATATCACTTTCACTGAATGTTTTTTGTGTAGATATATTACTCATAGTTTTCAGTTAGTTAATGTTGATCTTGGCGTCATCCCAACCCTGCAACAGGTTGTCCATTCTTGATGTTCTCATGCACGGTGATGGCGGATTGATGAATGCGTACATTGCGTTGCCAGCTATTTCGAGTTCTCGGATGCGCTGATCGTAGAACTTCCTCTCACCTTCGAGCTTGTCCCACAGAGCGCGGAGACGGTTTTCAAGTTCGGTGACGTGCTGGCGTGAGTCGGCCAGTTTCTTGTCCAGATCCAAGCATGTCTGCTCCCACGTTGGCGGTGGTGTACCGCGCATCATCTCAAGCATACCTGTATTGTTGAGTTGGCTCACGGCAACGGCCCTCCATTCTTCCACAGCAGCAGATCCGCTCGCAATGCGTCGTTCTCCTGCTCTAGTTGGGCGATGCGCATATGCTGCTCCGCTAGTCGCTCCGCTGCTTCAGCGACTGCCGCGTTGGCCGCGCCATCGTCGGATTGAATATCCTGAGACAACATCCGCATGGCTGCGATCAGTGTTTCGGTTGAGGTTTTCACGGCTTGGCCTCCTTGGCTTCTCGCCATTCACGCTGTGCCAGCAGCAGTTTCTCAAATCCATTAGGATCTTCTCCTGCCTCCAAGACTACGGATGCATATTCAAGAGCATCACCCGCCTCCTCCAGCCGCTTGATGCGCTCCTCTAACTTGGCCTTTTCAGTCGCAAGCCAGACGACATCCTTGCGCTTCTCCTCAATCTCCACATTGGCTGCGTTGAGTTCGCGTTCGAGTTGGCGGCACAGCATACCGAGGTCTGCCACGTTGTGCGGTGTTGAGTCTGATATTGGGGTATCACCGATCATTTTCGTGAGGTCAGGAATATGATCGTTCATTTCGCCTCCTCCTCCACTTTCACCATTGGAACAAAGTCCAATCTATTGCTCTCGTCGATTGCTATTCCCCATCCGTTGCGACGGCAGGAGAGTTCGATTGCGTTGTAGACCTCGCTCACTTTTGTTTCTTGTAGATAGATGGACAGAAGTCCTTTGAATGTTAGTCGTACCGTCTCTGATTTGTTTTGCTCGCTCATTTCGCCTCCTGTCTCTTTAGATATTCACTCACCGCTTCGTCCGCAACGTACTGTAGCTTATAGCCTTTGCGCTTTGCGTATTCCTTCAGTCGCTTGTGTGTGTCATCTGACACGACAAACATCTTAGCAACGGGACGTTTGGGTTTGGGTTTCATCGCCTGTGCTCCTTGATGATCTGGGCCACGAACCGGCGCTTGCATCCGATGGCCCGGGCCACGGTGTCGGT